TATTCCCACTATGTTAACAGAGATGGGACTATCTTATCTCAAACTTGCTGATGGATCATCAGTTGAAGTTAAAACAAATTATAGCGCCACTATTACTCAAGCTAACAAAGAGAAGGCGTTTAACTGGCTTCGTGAAAACGGACTGGGAGATATAATAAAGAATGAATTAACCGTATCTTTTGGACGTAACGAAGATAACAAGGCAGCAGCATATGCTGAACTTGCGAAGGGTCAAGGGTTTCAACCGACACAAAAGTTGAAGGTTGAGCCCATGACTCTGAAAGCGCTAGTCCGTGAGCGTGTCGAGGCGGGGAAACCTATGCCAACGGAAATTTTCAATGTTTTCATTGGAAATAAAACAACAATAAAAAGGAAACAATAAACATGAAACAAGAAGCACAAATCACGAAACGTGATCAAGCAGGACCATTAGCGACGAATCTATTTGAAGCTGATGCAGGCCAAGGTATTGCAAATATAAAGCAAGAAGATTTAGCTTTACCATTTCTAAAAGTCTTGGGCCAATTATCCCCTGAAGTAAATAAAAGGGACGCTAAACATGTCGAAGGTGCACAACCTGGTATGATTGTCAATTCAGTTACTAATGAATTGTACGATGGCGAAAAGGGGATAGAAGTATTGCCAGTCTATTACAAAAGACAATATATAGAATGGCAAGATAGAGGAGAAAGTAAAGGGGCTCCCGTCAATATTTATGACGCAGGAGATGACATTCCTCAAACTACAAGAGACAAAAATTATAAGGATAGATTAGCCAATGGCAACTATCTTGAAAATACGGTTAGTCATTTTGTAGTTTTACTTGGTAAAACTCCTACAACAGCGTTGATTTCTATGAAAGCGACTCAATTAAAAATTAGTCGTAAGTGGAATTCAATGATGATGGGTATTAAAATGCAGGGTAAAAATGGATTATTTACTCCGCCAACATATAGCCACATTTATAAGCTAAAAACTGTACAACAGTCTAATGACAAAGGTACATGGTTTGGTTGGGATGTGTCCAAGGTTGGACCTATCGCTGATAAAGGGGCTTATGCAATCGCTAAAGGTTTTTCTGACAATGTCGCAAAAGGCGCTGTTGTGGCAAAACATGGCGAGTCGCAACCTAAGGACGAAGCACCGTTTTAATAACTTCTTCAAGAAGAAGAATGGGGCGGCAGCGCGAGAGTTAAACCGCCCCGCAAAACTATTATGAAGAATTTTATAGATTTATTTTCTGGATTAGAGCGGGCTCATGGCTGTACTTACGTTGAAAAGAAAAGCTCTGATGGAACAAAAGTAAAAGGAAAATCTTTTGTTAAAAGAGAACCTGTCACTGATAAACTTTGGCACGATCATTTAAATGGGATTGAACCAAGTCTAGGAATTATACCCATTGATGAAAATAATCAATGTCGATGGGGATGTATCGATGTTGATAAATATAATCTAAATCACAAAAAACTTATCAATCTTATTAATAATAATCAATTACCTCTAACTGTATGTCGATCTAAAAGTGGAGGAGCTCATATTTTTTTATTCACTACTGTTCCAGTAGAAGCTAAATTAATGAGAGATAAACTAACATCTATTAGTGCATTTTTAGGATTTGGCAATGCAGAAGTTTTTCCAAAACAGGTGGAATTAAAATCGGATGATGATACAGGAAATTTTTTAAATTTACCATATTTTAATTCAACAAATACCACAAGATACGCCTTTAACTTTAAAGGAGAAGCTATTACAATTTCTCAATTTTTTTTAGCAATAAAAAGACTTACTCCTGAAGAATTAGAAAAATTAGAACTTAAACGACCACCATCTGAATTTAGTGATGGTCCTCCTTGTGTAGAATCATTAACTCAAACTAAATTAAATGATGGAAGAGACAGAGTTCTTTATCAATACATTCAATATGCAAAAAGAAAATGGCCTGAAGAATGGACTAAACATATTAATGCTTTCAATTATAAATATTTTGATCCACCATTAGAAGACAGAGTTATTCAAGAAAAAATAAAATATAATTTAAATAGAGAATTAGGTTTTAAATGCAATGAAGAACCAATGTGTGATCATTGTGATAAAAAATTATGTATAACACGAAAATATGGCATAAGAGGTCAGTCCTTATTTCCTGATTTAAGTGATCTTCAGAAAATTAATTTGGATGAGCCTTATTATTACGTTAATGTAGACGGTGAAAGAGTGAGACTCAAGGATACCTCCTATCTTCAAGAGCAGCGATTGTTTCAAAGAGCTGTGATGGAACAAGTAAACAAAGTTCCGCCTAGTCTTCGTAAAAAAGATTTCAATGATATGGTAAAATTATTATTTGCAGGAATAGAAATTATTGAACCACCTAAAGGATCTTCTAAAGTTGAACAACTTCTCGATCATCTTGAAGAATATTGCACAGACCGTACCGCAGCGGGAGCAACTAAAGAAGATATGATTCTTGGAAATGTATGGACTCATGAGGGTAAACATCATTTTATATTTAGAGAATTTTTTCATAAATATTTACTCAAGAGAAAATGGGCTGAAAAATATGATGAGACTCAAATGTTATTAAGAGATCAATGTGGATGTAGTATTAAAAGAGAAATGATTGGAAAGAAAAATAAAACAATTATGACAATCGACGAATTTGAAAAACCTGAAAATGTATATCGTCCTAAACAGTTTAAACCAAAGGAAGTGTTTTAATGAAGGATGATGATCAATTATTACTATTTGAAGAACCAAAAATAGAACATAAAGTTAATAACATTGTACTTAGACCTATAAAACTGGAAACTATATTTCCTGAAATAATTCCGAATAAACATGTACTATATCCTACCAACGGCTATCATCCCTTTTATAGTGTGGCTGAAGAAGGCTCTAAATATAAAAAAAAGATATGGCCTTTTATTCAAACTTGTACTGAATTTCCACATCGTGGAACTAGAATTATAATAGCAACGATACGCATATCTACTCTTAATGGATACCCCATGGTAAGTCTTTATGATAAAAGTCAACCAGAGCCTGTTCCAAAAATGGTTCACGTTGTGGTGGGAAAGTGTTACGTTCCTAACCCAGATCCAGATAACATGACCCAGGTGTGTCATATTGAAGATGAGAATTGTAATTATTTACCACAATATTTAAAATGGGACACTCCAAGCAGAAATCATAAAGGAAAATCCCATTGGAGAAAATCAGAACTAGAAGATGAATACGCATATTGTAAAAAACAGGGATGGATTCAATGAAAACAATAGTATTAGGACCACCAGGAACAGGAAAAACTGAAACTTTATTAAACGAAGTAGATAAATATTTAAAAATAACTGATCCTAATCGTATTGGCTATTTTTCTTTTACTCAAAAAGCTGCAAATGAAGGTAGAGAGCGTGCGATGGATAAATTCAATTTAACAGAAGATGATCTTCCTTATTTTAGAACTCTTCATTCTTTAGCTTTTCGAAGATTAGGTATTAAAAAAGAAAATGTAATGCAACGTAAGCATTATGCTGATATAGGTAAACAAGTTAATTTACGTGTGGATTATAATGAATGGGATGATGAACAAACAGGATTATTTACCACTAACAGTGATTACTTAAGAATCATTCAACTCGCTAGACTTCGAGGAATTACCCCTGAACAACAGTATAATTTAAAAGAACATTCCCATGATGTGTCCGTCAGGGATTTAAAAAATTTAAGTGGTGAATTAGAAAGTTATAAAAAAGCTCATGGACTAATTGATTTTAATGACATGGTTTTAGATTTTATAAAATCAGACGCATCACCAAAATTTGATGTAGTCTTTATTGATGAAGCTCAAGACTTATCCATAATGCAATGGGATATGGCAAAAACAATTTGGAATAAAACAGAAGATTCCTACATTGCAGGTGATGATGATCAAGCTATTTTTAGATGGGCAGGTGCAGATGTAGATAGTTTCATTGCTCAAACAGGGAAATTTTTAAGATTAACAGAATCACATAGAGTTCCTAGAGTTGTTCATGATATAGCGATGGGAATTGTAAAAAGAATTTCTAAGCGTCATCATAAAGAATGGTCCCCTAAAAATAAAAATGGATTACTCTCTTACTACCATGACTTTCAAGATGTAGATATGAGTAAGGGAGAATGGTACGTGCTTGCTAGAACTCGTTACATGTTAAATGAATTAGAAAATGTTTTATATTCTAAAGGTCTTTATTATAAAAATAAATTTAAAAAAGATTACGAAAAAGATTTGCATGAAGCTATCATTGATTGGGAAAAATGGCGTAAAAACAATGACTTAAAGCATGATCAAATAAAAAGGGTGTCTTCTTATATGTCTCCTGATCATTATGCAAAAGAAAATCTTCAATATCTTAATAAAGATAAACCTTACAACATGACAGAAGTTTATAACAATCATGGGTTAAAAACTAAAGCTGTATGGTATGAAGCTTTTGATTCTGCTCCACAAAAACAAGTTAAATATATCAGAAAGATGAGAGCTAATGGTGAGCAACTTAATAAAGAACCACGCATTTTATTATCAACGATTCATGGTGTCAAGGGTGGTGAAAAAGAAAATGTAGTTCTTCTTACAGATTTAAGTAACAATACTCAAAAAAATATGGATCGTTTTCCCGACGATGAGAATCGTTTGTTCTATGTCGGTGCAACACGGACCAAGGACCATTTACATATAATCAGACCAAAAGATATTTATAAATCATTTAGATTATGAGTGTTTATAAAAAACAAATTGGAGGATCTCACTATAAAGACATGAAGATTCAACCCAGTGAATTTATTAATAAAAACAAATTGCTGTTTGCCGAAGGAAATGCTATTAAATATATTTGCAGACACGCAGCTAAAGGAGAAGTACAAGATTTGGAGAAAGCAAAACATTACATTGATATGATTATTGAAAGAGATTATTCTTAATGCAAACCCCCTTATTTATGCCACCAACAGAATGGCTACCCCCAGAAGAATTTCCTGATTTAACTCAAGCATGTGAAATAGCAATCGATTTAGAAACTAAAGATCCAAATTTAAATATAAGAATGGGATCAGGTTCAGTAGTAGGAGTTGGTGAAGTCGTAGGAATATCCGTAGCTACAGAAAATTTCTGTGCCTATTATCCTATTGCTCATGAAGGTGGAGGGAATCTGGACCGTCAGATGGTTTTAAAATGGCTTAAAGATGTTTTAAATACACCAGCAGATAAAATTTTTCATAACGCCATGTATGATGTTTGTTGGTTACAATCTCTAGGTTTAAAGATTAATGGAAGAATTATAGATACCATGATTGCAGCAGGACTGGTTAATGAAAATAGATTACGTTATGACTTGAATGGAATATGTAGAGATTATATTGGAAAAGGAAAAGATGAAGCAGCTTTATATGAAGCTGCAAAAAGTTGGGGAGTAGACCCTAAAGCCGAAATGTATAGACTTCCAGCAATGTATGTTGGGACATATGCGGAACGCGACGCTCAACTCACTCTGGAGTTATGGCAAGTACTTAAGAAAGAAATTTTGACCCAAGATATTGAATCTATTTTCAAAATGGAAATGGAATTATTTCCTTGTCTTGTGGACATGAGGTTTCTAGGTGTACGTGTAAATCAAGAACAAGCTGCGATCGAAAAGAAAACATTAATAGAACAAGAAAGAAAAATGCTAGGTGAAGTGTATGTGGAAACCAAAATTGAAGTTCAGATCTGGGCTGCCAGATCCATTGCTAAAGTATTTGATAAGCTGGGATTACCTTATGAGCGCACAGTTAAAACTGAAGCTCCAAGTTTTACCAAGAATTTTTTAGCGAATCATCCTCACCATGTTGTGAAGTGTATTGCCAAAGCTAGAGAAATTAATAAAGCTCACACAACTTTTATAGATACCATCCTTAAACATAGCCAAAAAGGTAGGATTCATGCGGAAATTAACCAACTTCGGTCCGAAGGTGGAGGAACCGTGACGGGCAGATTCTCGATGAATAATCCAAATTTACAGCAGGTTCCAGCAAGAAATAAGGAACTTGGACCACGGATCAGATCATTATTTATTCCTGAAGAAAAATGTAAATGGGGTTGTTTTGACTACAATCAACAAGAGCCAAGACTCGTCGTACACTATGCATCCGAACTAAATTTATATGGAGTGGATGAAGTGGTTCAGTCTTACAAAAATGAAGATGCAGACTTTCATAAAATTGTTGCGGATATGGCTAATATTCCCAGACTTCAGGCGAAAACAATTAACTTAGGATTATTTTATGGGATGGGAAAAAATAAACTACAGGCTGAATTAGGGGTAAGTAAACTAAAAGCCGAAGAACTATTTAAAACGTATCATGACAAAGTTCCATTTGTAAAACAACTTATGGATGCAACAATGAAGCGTGCTCAGGATTCAGGAAAAATTAGAACATTACTTGGAAGACTTTGTAGATTTCATTTGTGGGAACCCAATCAGTTCGGAATTCATAAAGCATTACCACACGATCAAGCAATCTTGGAACACGGACCAGGGATCAGAAGAGCTTTTACTTATAAAGCATTAAACAAATTAATACAGGGATCAGCAGCCGATATGACTAAAAAAGCAATGATTGATCTACATAAAGAAGGAATTATACCTCATATACAAGTACATGATGAGTTGGATATTTCCGTAAAAGATGATAAAGAGGCTAAACAAATAGTACAAATAATGGAATCTTCGGTTGCACTAGAAGTACCTAATAAAGTAGACTACGAATCTGGTGACAATTGGGGTAATATAAATTAGGAGGAACTATGGAAAAAGTAAAACAAGTTTGGACATGGGCAAAAGCTCATCCACAGACATCTATCATTGCAGTGATAGTAGTCGTTGCTATTTATTTTCTAGTAAACTAGGGCCATATGAGAGATGGCTTATCTGAATGTAAACATTCCTGTAACTTATGCACAGATCAGGAGAGAATATCTCTATGACCTTAAAGACCACCATGGAGAGGTGGAGGATTGTATTATATTTGGGTTGGCATCGATTACGGGACGTCCTATACTCTTTCACGCTATTATGGAAAATGGTGCGGTCTTTTACCGTCTCCCTATATCAGCA